GATTAATATTTTCATGCATTGATGCAGCATTTTGTGCTAAAATCTGCTCATCTGTTGACTTGAATTCATCAAGGACATTTTGTATAATTGGATCTTCTAATATGCTTGTTTCTGTAACATCGTGTTTCATTGGAAGTTTAGTGAGTGGTGTGCTCATATTCATTGCACTACTTTGATTCATTGTATTTGGAAACATTGGCATTGATGCCATTATATAATCTAATATATAAAAATAACAAAAATAAAAAAAGGTAAACGCGTAAAGTAGTAAATGATTTAGTTTTCGTTAATATTTGATTTTATAGCTACTTTATTCATAGGTTGTTCATCCATATTATATGGCAGTAACACTTTTTTTTCATCATTACAATCGACCATAACAGGTAAGTATTTGTAGCATGTTTCTTCTAATTTGAATGTTGCGTCATTAATTTCATTGATATAAGGAGCTCTATATATTGTACAGTCATCTACACATACTCTCTTAAACAAAAAAGCAACTCCAAATCCAATTATACAACTAGTTATAATTTGACCCTTTTCCGTATATAAAAGTTTATCAAAAATATATTTCATTTACTGATCTATATCTAAAAAATAATGATATTATTTATATAAAAAAAGTGAAATATTATACTATTGGTTGATCAATCGCTTCTTTGTTACATTCTACCTGTTTTGATTTAAACTTATAACATTCGCCGGAAAGACTTTTATATGTATATTTGCCAGAATTATATGGTGTTGGATATTTAATAATAAGTCTTGGTTTAGGAGAGTTAATATATACATAAAAAATCCCTGCTATGAAGGACAGAATAAGCGGTATGATATGTATCTTTATTTGTTTATTTTGCATATTCTATTTAATACATTTTTTATTTAATTTAAAAAATTGTATTACTTAATTGTCAACATCTTCAAGTTCATCTACTTCATCTACTTCGTCATCGTATTCAACCTCATTTACTACGTCACTATCACTCGCCGAATCCTGATTATTTTTATGATTTTCAAACATAGTTGTCGATAAATTTACATTGTCAAAAGGCATATATGTGAATATGTCCGGAATATTAATTGATTGAAATTGCATTTTTGCCAATTTTTTGATATTCTCATAGTTTCGCTTTTCATCATATAGTTTACCTCTTTCTTCTATATAACGGTCATAATTATCATTTTGAACAACGCGTTTTGATTCGTACGTTTCATAATATTCCATCTGTTTACTTCTCGTATATTCTTTTAAATTGTTTTGTTGCTCATCATATTTTGCAAGTATAAGTTTTAATTTTTCCACACTATATTGATTATCATTTTCAATATGATTAAAAAATAGTTCTGATATTTCACGTATTGATATCAAAGAATCGGTTGTTGTCATTTAATGAATTTGTTATCTAATAATAATCCAATAATAAAAATAATATTATTTTGATGATTTTGTCTTTTCGAAAATTCCTTTATAATAATCATCTAAATTGCTTTCTTCATTTATCTTTTCATTATATACAGTACTGGGCACATATTTTATGATTGTTTTTGGTTTTTGAGTACTGGAAAAGTTACTATAGTAACCTTGAATTATTAATACAGTTCCTATAAATAATAGAAATATTGCAATACTTTTCATCTTTTAATATTACAAAAGTGAAAAAAAAACAACAAATTAACTCATACTAATAGAATTTTCTTCCTCTTTTCTTTCTGTCCAAGGATCTACTTTTTCAAGTTCAGAAGCTAGTTCTGTTACCTCCGTATCATCGGTTCTTTTGGAAATATTAATTGCTTCTTGTTTTCTTTTTTCAAAAACTTCATCTTTATGTTCCATATTTTCCTTATATTTTTTCATGAGTGTGTTAAGTTGTGTTTCAGAATATTCTTGTTCTTGAATATCATTTGGATTAGGAGACCATGGACACCAGCAACCAACTTGTCCGATATAGATATAAAATTTATCGTCCATCTTCTTTAAGAATTCTGATCGAATTTTGGCTTCTTCTAGGGTATCAAAAACTCCTCTAATTTTAATACCCCGTGTAGTTGTTTGAAAGTTATTTTCTCTGTGAAAATCCGATTCAATACTTGCAGAATTTACTGATTTAAAAAAGTTAAATTGATCATTCATTTCTTTTGCATCGGATAAGTATAAATGATTATTTTTGATATTGGTAATAATATCTTTTGAATCTGGGTATTTGTTTTGTATCCCGTCAAACAATGTGTTCATGTCTTTTCCAAATTGTTCAATGAATTTAGAAAAATAGTACGCTTCTTTGTTGCACAAAACATCTTCAGGGCTTATGAATGATACTAAGTAATAATTTTGTCCTCTAATTGGCTTATCTTCGTCTAAATAATCTACTTCTTTTGTGCTTACTAACTCTTTTTTTTCTTCCACAGACATTCAATCTATCAAATATATTTTGATATCTATTTTAAATCTTATATACTTTAAGTGAAAAGTTTGAATAAAAAAAATTTCTTATTCATTATTAGTATATAGATATGGATTATTCTCTTGATGTATGGGAAGCCTTAATACGTTTAATCAAATACATGTTTGAAGGATTAGCAGTTGCAACTGTTGCTTATGTCCTTCCTAAAAAATCAAAATTATCCTTTGATGAAATCTTCATGATCGGTTTAACGGCCGCGTGTGTATTTTCTATACTTGATTTACTCGCTCCTGCCGTTTCAGCCAGTGCCAGACAAGGTGTAGGCATGGGTGCTGGTTTCAGAATGATTGGATTTGGTTCTCCAATGATGTGATAAATTATTTTTAATACAATGTATATTTATATAATATGTTTATTATTATAATGACGGCGACGGTATGAATTCATAATTGAGTTCCTCGCAGATTTTTTTCCATATTTGATCTTGAACATACAATTTTTCTCTGCTTTTCAATAATGGAAAATATTTCAAATATTCATTTAATCCCAATATTTGAAAGAATTTATACAAAACATAGCTGTATGAAAGAAAATTCTTTCTATCTTTAGGACAATGTTTAAGAAATGGTCCTTGAATGTCTCGAAACATCTTATATAATTTTTCTTCCAATTCCGGAGAAAATTGTGGTGTATTCACTCCATTTATTCGATTAATTATATAATTAATATGTTCGTAATATTTATTTATCCGGAGACGTTTCAGGATTTCTCGCATTTTGTTGTATGAAATATTTTTGGTATCTGTTATTTTTTCTTTTTTGATTTCATTCAAAATCTTTTCAAAAATTTCGTTGGCAATATCGGTGCTTTCTTTTCCTTGTACTTGATTACACCATTCTCTAAAATGATTTATTCTTTTATAACTGAAATGAGAAGTATCTTTTGTATTTTGTTTTAATAAAGGTCTGTTTTGCTCTATTAATAGTAGTTCCTGATACCCACATTCTTCACATATAATAATAGCATCGTGTTGAATACAAACCATTGGTTTTTTACAACATTTGCATAATTCACTGTCTTCTGAGTTATTTTTCCGGATATGATTTTTATTAGTAATTATTAAATATTCATCTACAAGATCTGTTTTTTCGGTAGATATGTCATTTATCACTTGACTATTATTCGAAGTATTTGTTTGCTTTTGCACAGTAGGACTATTGATTATATTCAGTGCTTCCAAAATAGATTTTCCTCCTTTGTTTGAATTTATCGTTGGAATTTGAATTTTTGTAGAAATACATTGATTGGAATTTTTAGATTGATTCTCTAATAAATTATAATAATCAAATAGTATATCACTAGTCTGTTTGTAATATTCTGTCTCATTATAATCATTTTCAATATTATGAATCTTGTTTTTTAAATCAATGATTTCTTCTGTTAATTTTATATTTGAATGCCATAATGTATCATATTCAGCTATATCATATTCATCTTTGTTTGATAATTCTTTAATATTATTCCGTATAATATCATGAGTTATGTTTAATTTCTCTAATGACAATTTCATATTACTTACTTCTTTAGATTTAGCAGTAAATGTTTTTATCATCTTGTTATGCATCACGTCTAACGTGGAAACATCTTTAACACTTGTAGTTGTCCCTATTCTTTTTTTTGAAGATTTTTCTTTGAACATAAAATTTTAGCATATATCAAATATAATATTTACTTTCTTAAGTAATAATTTATTAAAAAAATTTTCTTACATTATAGTATAAAAGAATTAAAATATGGGAGGTGGTCTTCTTCAACTCGTTGCTTATGGTGCTCAAGATGTTTATTTAACCGGTAATCCTCAAATTACCTTCTTCAAAGTCGTATACAGACGTCATACTAACTTTGCTTTAGAATCAATCCAACAAACTTTCAGTGGCAATCCTCAATTAGGAAATACTGTCAGTGCTACTATCTCTAGAAACGGTGATCTTATAAACCGTGTCTATTTACAAGTGTCTTGCCCCACTTTAGATGGTTCTGCTAAATATTGCCCATACTTCGGTCTTAAAATGATCAAAAATGTAAATGTTGAAATTGGTGGACAACAAATTGATAAACATTACTCCGATTGGATGTATATTTGGAACGAACTTTCTCTCCCTGAAGGAAAGAAATATGGATATGATCAAATGGTTGGCAAAGATGCAACCAACGCCGCTAGAACATTATATGTCCCTCTTGAATTCTGGTTCTGTCGCAATGTTGGCCTCGCCCTTCCTCTTATTGCTCTCCAATATCACGAAGTTAAAATCAAAATAGAATTTGATAAAGAATCTATTTATTCTACTACCAATACATCTTCTGATGTTGACTCTGCTGTTACTAAATTCAACAGTGGTTCTTCTGTAAACCTATGGGTTGATTATGTTTTCCTTGATACCGATGAACGCAGACGCTTTGCCCAACTTTCTCACGAATACCTCATTGAACAACTTCAATTCACCGGAACTGAAACTGTATCATCTGGAACTGGAAACAAATTCAGACTTAATTTCAACCACCCCTGCAAAGAACTTGTTTGGGTTGTTGCCAAAGATTCTGTTTCTACTTGGAACGATTATACCAATAACAATGAGAATCCAGTTAAAACTGCTAAACTTCAACTCAATGGCAATGACCGTTTTGCTGAACGTGATGGCAAATATTTTGACATGGTTCAACCTTATCAACACCACACCAATATCCCTACCGTTCGTGGTATCAACGTCTACTCATTTGCTCTCAAACCCGAAGAACACCAACCTTCTGGCACTCTCAATATGTCTCGCATAGATACTGCTGTTCTCTCTATGGATTCTGCTGCTGCCGGTACTGGTCACATATATGCTGTAAATTACAATGTTCTCCGCATAATGTCTGGTATGGGTGGTCTCGCATACAGCAATTAAGTATTTTATAAAAATATTTTACATCTTTTTTTTTCTCGTATTATAGTATAAAGTATATAGTATTATGGGAGGAGGTCTTCTTCAACTCGTTGCATATGGTGCCCAAGATGTTTATTTAACTGGTAATCCTCAAATTACCTTTTTCAAAGCTGTTTACCGCCGTCATACCAACTTTGCTATTGAAGCTATCCAGCAAACCTTCAACGGTACCCCTGGTTTTGGTCAACGCGTAACTACCACAATTGCACGCAATGGAGATCTTATTAATCGCGTGTATCTTTCTGTAGACGTAACCCCAGGTGGTGATGATTTATGCAAATTTTTTGGTCTTCGCCTTTTAAATTATGTTGAAGTTGAAATTGGTGGCCAAAAGATTGACAAACACTATTCTCACTGGATGTACATATGGAATGAACTTTCTCTTCCCAAGTCCAAACAAGATGGATATTACAAAATGGTTGGTGCTGAAGGTGGCAGTGCCTTATCTAAATTATATGTTCCTCTCGAATTCTGGTTCTGTCGCAATGTTGGTCTAGCTCTTCCTCTTATTGCTCTTCAATATCATGAAGTTAAGATCAATATTAACTTTGAATCAAAGGCTAATTGTGGTGCTTCTTCTGCTTCAATGAATGCATCTCTTTGGGTTGATTATATTTTCCTCGATACTGATGAACGCAGACGCTTTGCTCAACTATCACACGAATACCTCATTGAACAACTTCAATTCACTGGAGCTGAAGCTGTAAATGGCAAAAATATAAAATCAAAACTTAGTTTCAACCATCCCTGCAAAGAACTTGTATGGTTTACCACAAAAACTGGTGCTGATTGGATGAATTATACTACACACACACCAACTGGTGCTTCTGCAAGTGAACAACTTAACGAACTCAAACCCGACACTCGTGGTGCTACTAAAAATCCCATTGCTTCTGCTAAACTTCAACTCAATGGCAATGATCGTTTCTCTGAAAGAGGTGGTGTATATTTTAATATGGTTCAACCATTCCAACATCATGAAAATGTTCCTTCAAACGCAGGCATCAATGTTTATTCATTTGCTCTTAAGCCTGAAGAACACCAACCATCAGGAACCCTTAACATGTCTCGCATAGATAGTGCTATCCTTCATGTAACAATGAACGATAGTATTACAAATACCAGTGATTACTCTCTTAATGTCTACGCCGTCAACTACAATGTTCTTCGCATCATGTCTGGTATGGGTGGTATTGCTTACAGCAATTAAAGGTAATAATTCAATGATGTGATGAGTTTTACCTCTTTTTTTTTCTTATAATATAGTATAAAGATATTACAATATGGGAGGTGGTCTTCTTCAACTCGTTGCTTATGGTGCACAAGACGTTTATTTAACAGGTAATCCCCAAATTACCTTCTTCAAAGTTGTCTACAGACGTCATACTAACTTTGCCATGGAATCAATCCAACAAACTTTTAACGGTACTAATAACTTTGGTTCTTCTGTTAGCGTTCTTATAACACGCAATGGTGATCTTATCAATCGTGTTTATTTCAATGCTAAATTGTTAAATAATCAAAATGTATCTCCAAAACCCGAAGCAGCCGACGCACTAACAGATGGTCTAGCTCTTGTTCCTTATTTCGGCCAACGATTATTAAAAACGATTGAATTAGAAATTGGCGGTCAAAAGATTGACAAACATTACTCTGAATGGCTTTACATATGGAATGAACTTTCTATGTCAGCTGGTAAAAAAGAAGGATATCGTGCAATGGTTGGTGGAGACATGAAAAATAGATCAGTATATCTTGGACCCCAAGAATCTTATGAGGTATATGTTCCTCTTGAATTCTGGTTCTGCCGCAATGTCGGTCTAGCCCTTCCTCTAATTGCCCTTCAATATCACGAAGTTAAAATAAATATTACTTATGCAAATGCTAGTGATATGGTCGATAAATCAGCGACTGTAGTTAGCAATAGAGTTGCTGATGGCTTGGTTATGAACACTGGAACTGGTTCATATATTCCCGAAGGTGGAACAGAAGATGACAGAGTTGATCCCGTTGATGCATCAGTTTCATCAGCTGATAATGCTACATTAACAGGAAAAGATTCTAATCTTAAATTAAGTGACGTTTCTTTATGGGTTGATTATATATTCCTTGACACTGATGAACGTAGAAGATTTGCTCAACTCTCCCACGAGTACCTTATCGAACAACTTCAATTCACCGGAACTGAAAATGTTTCATCTTCTACAAGCATGAAGAGCCTTCGTATGACTTTCAATCACCCTTGCAAAGAACTTGTATGGGTTGTCCACAATGATGAATCTAAATGTTTCTGGAATAACTTTTCATCAAAAGATAATACTGCAGGAAATATTGATTCTGCTGTCAATCCTGTTAAACTTGCTAAACTTCAACTTAATGGCAACGACCGTTTTGCGGAACGCGATGGCACATACTTCTCAGTTGTTCAACCTTATCAACATCACGAATGCACCCCTGACCAATATCGCAGTGGAATCAATGTATATTCATTTGCCCTCAAACCCGAAGAACACCAACCTTCCGGAACCCTTAACATGTCTCGCATAGATACAGCAGTTCTATCCATGTCATCCACAATAAATGGAACCGTGTCTATATTTGCTGTAAATTACAACGTTCTCCGTATAATGTCCGGCATGGGTGGTCTCGCATACAGAATTAAATTATCATCTTTTTTTTATAAAATGCAAAAAATATTTCCCCTTATATTGCAGATATAAACTGGATTTTTTATAACACCTAAAATGAATCATATTATTATTAAAGATATATATAAGATATCGTTATTAACAAAATTAAATCAATATCCACAACAAGAACTAAATGGTGTCATAAAAGATAATGAAATTTTTGGCGAAATTCAAAAAATATTTTCAAATAACGATTTATATTTTATTAATTATGACAAAGAAAAATGTTATATGTGTAAATATCTGAATACTATATATATCATTTTTCATTCTGAATTAGAATTTCAAAATGAAAAATCAAAACAATGGAAAGATAAAATGTATCTTCATAGAACTATACTTAATACAATACTTTCTGTAAAAGACCAAATAATAAATTATATAACTATTCTTGATTATGATAATAAGATTAAGAAAATATATATATCTGGATTTGGAACAGGTGGTGCATTTGCAACATTATTAGCAGCAATGCTATCAGAAAACTATGTAAATATGTATTTGATATCTTGTTTTACATTTGGTTCTCCTGGCATTGGAAATAAAAAATTTAAAAAACATTTCAATAAATATGTTAATACAAGTTATAGAATAATATTAGATGACGAGTGTGATAAAAAATATTATAAATATAATGTTACAGATAAATTAATATTATGTAGCGATAACATATATATCCATAATAGGTGTAAAAAAAATATAATAAAAAAATTTCAGCAACTAATTGGACTAACACCAAAGTACGATTATGATAACTTAAATAATATGGATAAATATATAAATAACTTGAAAAATATCATAACGTTGTATAAGATAAATAGCAGTAGACATAATAAAGACAAACGAGAAACATATAGATTTGATAAAGCCACCCCTCCAATAAATTATAGCGATAACTCAAATTCTATATCATCTCGCGATTCTTCAAAAAGTCCTGACGCAAAAATAAACGCACCTGATAATAGTCCTTCTTCAATGGGTCTTTCGACAACAACTGAAAAAATATTAAACGAAATAAATGTCAAAATGAACAGTATTCACATTTTGATATTGAATTACTTGAACAATATTGAAAGTGATGATAATAAAAGCTCAAATGATTTATTATTTTCAATACGCGATACTAGAAGATAATAGAAATATACTTCTAACATGCTAAAACTAGTATCAAGATCAAAATCATGAACAATAAATTATTTTTGATAATAGTAAATATCATATGTGATCTATCAAGTTGATAATTAAGATATTCATATTTGTATGGTTGGCATTTTTTCTCTACATTTTTATCAAAATCATTGTTCTCAAAATATCTTATACATCTATATTTTTGTTGTATCAGCATTTTCCTTGAAAAATGTTCAACATCATATTTTCCACGATTAATAATGTATTGTTGGTAGTTAAATACTATAAATATATATAACACTATAATTATCATATTGGTCTTTAAGAACATTATCATTATAACGGATATATATTTCAAATATATGATTTCATCATTTTTTTAAATTTTGATATAAACATATACATTTATAACATTATTATTAAATATGTATTATATATGGTCAATGGTAATAACATTTATTCTATTTTCAGTAATACAATATAATGAATATAACAGAAATAAAAAAAATAGGTTACCACACAATATGTTTTCATTGAAAAATATTAGCACATTTATATTGTTATATATTTTATCCACTATAATAATGTATATGACATTTTCACAACCAAACATAGCTAATATTGCAAACACTGTATCGCAGCGTGGTGGAGATAATATATCAAAGTCATATATTTCAGCAGATCCTCATATGTTAAGAAAAATCACAGATGACGTTGAAATTGGATTCAGTCCAGTATGATTATTGCTAAAGAGTTTGTAAAAAAATCATACTTAAAAAATAGATAGATATACAAAAATATAACATTACTATCTTTATATATAATGAAATTAGAATTAGAAAAATTTGATCCTAGAAAAATTGCATCTGATTCTGTTGTTGTTTTTATTGGAAAACGCAATACTGGTAAATCTTATTGTATGAAAGATATTTTACATTATCATAAAAATATTCCTGTGGGAGTTGTGATAAGTCCTACTGAAACAGCAAATGGTTATTTTGAAAAATTTATTCCAAAAATGCTGATATATGATGAGTGTGAAGAAGTGGTTCTTCAAAAGTTTTTGGATAGACAGAAGAAAATATCAACTGAGAAAAAAAAAGATATAAAACAATACGGTTCATCGCAAATAGATCCTCGATCGTTTCTAATATTAGACGATTGTCTATATGACAAAAGATGGATTAATAATATAAATATTCGGTCTATATTTATGAATGGAAGGCATTATCATATTTTCTTTTTAATTACAATGCAGCATGCTCTTGGATTACCACCTGTTCTTAGAAACAATATAGATTATATATTTATCTTTAGAAATAATATATTAAAAGAAAGACAAAAAATATATGACAATTATGCTGGAATGTTTCCAACATTTGAAGCATTTAATCAAGTAATGAATCAAACTACTGAAAATTATGAATGTTTAGTAATAGATAATAAAATCCAAAGCAATAGATTAGAAGATCAAGTGTTTTGGTATAAAGCAAATCCTGCAGAATTTAAAATGTGTAATCAAGATTTATGGGATTTGCAGAATCTTGACGAACAACGAAGAAATACTCAGCAAGAAGACGAATATGATACAGAGGAACCATATGATAGCGGTGTATTTACAAAGAAAAAAAATCCTAATATTATAAAAGTTAAAAAAACATCAAGTCGAAGGTATTAGGAAATATGAATGCGATATGAATCTTTTTCATAATATTCATCTGTTTTATCACAATCATATTGAAAATTATTAGATTCTATGTCAAATATTTCATATTCTATAAAAGTATCATTCTTTTGATTGTTATCATCAAAAGAATAACAAGTATCTAGTCTATTAAGCGTCGATTTGCGCACATCATTTTCTTTATTTTTCTGTTGAATATACATATTATAAATATTTTTTAATGATTCGAACATTATTTGATATAATATATCAAATTTCTTAAATATTTTTAAGTTTTTTAGAAAAACTTCTTTGTTTTCAAAATATTATTATTGTATATACTAACTATTTTTACATTTTTAGTGTTTTCATCCTTGTTAAAAGTATTATTTATTTTGGTGTCGTCTATATCAACATCATCTCTTTCATCATCATTGGATGAAAATGAATAAGAATCGGTATCACTATCTGTTACAGAATCTGCAAAATCATGTTTTAATACATTTGATTCCTCAACAGTATTGCTTTCTACAATAATATTATCATCATTATCATCATTATCATCATTATCATCATTATCATCATTCACATCATTATCATCATTCACATCATTCACATCATTCACATCATTCACATCGTTATCATCGTTATCATCATTATCATCATTATCATCATTATCATCATTATCATCATTCACATCATTCACATCATTCACATCATTATCATCATTATCATCATTATCATCATTCACATCATTCACATCATTCACATCATTTTCGGTATTATTGATTTCGTCGTCATCTTTACTTTCATTATCTTCTACTGATTCTACACTATCACTTGTTGTATTATCATCTGTTATTTTATCTTTGCGTGTATTATTTGATTTATTCTTGGATTTCTTTTTAATAGAAAGATCAATATATTCATTCAGTTGCAATACAATATCTTTTATATTTACAAATTCTGTTATTGTTTTCGAAATATTTTTTCTAACATTATGTTCGAATATGTTCATATTGTTTTGTATTTCAACAGATCTTAAGTTTTTTTGAACAAATAGGTAGGAATTTTTCCATGAGAAACTCGCAACATTAACTAGAATCTTATGTATAAAATCATATACTGTTGGTATAATTATATTTATATTTTTCAATGATTTTTTATATTCAATAAATTTCAATTTAATACTTGTAAATATTGTTATTTTGATGAGTTTTGATAAATAATCACAATTACTTTTTTGAATTATATTATCTACTTCTATCTTAAGTTTATTATTATTCCACTCTGGTATTTGATTTAATTCACTTTGAAAATACTTTAATCCTTTTGTATAAGTTTCACTATAAATTGAATAAAAAAGTTGAGATATTGGTACAGATAATTTATCTTGTAAAATAAGTATGCAGTCTTGTTTTGTATCTGCCAATGATTGCATTTTGATATATTAACACATATATATTTGATGATAAAATACGCATTATTACACGACTTGAACGATTGGATTAATGTTTATATTGTAATCGTTCGTAGTTAATGACGATAATGTTGTAGCATCTAATCTACCATCGAATGCATTTTGTTGATTAACTTCTCTAGTAATACTACATTCATTAATTTCAGGTGATTGTTGGTATATTACATTTACATTTCCCGCATCACGAGCAGAATAACTGTCTTCTATTAATTTATTAGTTTTAACATTTACATCATCTTTATCTATTGGTATATTCATTCTGCCTGCATTTGGAGTATGTCCTGCTGATATTAGCAGAGATTCTCTTGCTCCATTTGTTAAAGCATTTTCTTCTGCTTCTCTACTTGTTTGTCTATGATCATTTATAGACATAGCAATACCAATATTTTCGTTATCAACAGTGAATTGTTTATGAGAGTTCTTCAAATCAATTTCATTTGAAATATACCCACCAATTATACCATTTAATATACCTCCTATGAAACCTAGTTCGGAACTTCCTTTGATAGTAGTTTCTTTAACAGTCTTTTTAACATTTACATTGTCAGAATCATATACATATGTTTTATAATTCTTCCCTCCTATGTTTCGCATAGTATCAACAATTGGAAGTGTTTCTTTTATTGTTTTTTTAGCAACATCATCGCCTTTTGTGTAAGCATAATTTACTGACGTTTTGATATTTAAATTATCAGCATCGTGAATCAAAGTTTCCTTCACTGTTGTTTTGGCAATATCTTGTGCTGCTGAATATGTACCGTCATGTCCTGTAAGATTGAGTATAGTATCATCTTCTACGACAGTTTCTTTTACAGTTGTTTTCATAACATCACTGGGGTCATGTGTAGTTAGTTTATTTGGAATTTGTGCATTGGGATTTCCAACATTTCTCACAGCATCTACTGTATATTCCTTTAATGAATATTTCAAAGCATCTAATATTGGACTAATCATTGATTTTACAATACTTGTTGCATTTGTAACAGATGTTTTTGTTTCTGTTTCTTGACGCTCATTATCATATATCACAATATTATTTTTACCATAATCATCTTTAATAGACATACCTTTTCTATCTTGCATAACGGGTGTCCCAGAATATTCATGATGTGTATCAGGGCGATATGTTTTTTTAATGGCAATTTCAGATCTCGATGCGTCTTTTAAATAAGCTCCTGTTGTTCTGAAAAAGTTATCTTCTGTTGTATTATATATCCGCTCTGGTCTATTTTTTTTTGATGGCGCAACGATCCCTCTTTGTTCGGTTGCTTTAGGGGGCGCTTTAATAGGAATTTCATATGTACTATTTTTCTGATTAACCTTTGAACGTAATTCATCTAATGTCTTCGGTCTAGCGTAATCTAGAGTGTCATATTGCTGAAATCCACCGACTCCTTGGCTACTATACCCTTGATTTAGTCCGGGTCCTACATATGTTTTTTGAATAGGAGATATATTATTGTGCACATTTGACATTTCTGATTGTAATCTTTCTTTATAGAAGTCTGTGTGTATTTTAGAACCATTTATGTTATGAAATCCCGAAACTGGTTTATATATATTTTCAACCTCTTTTTTGTTTTGATAAAATGAATTATTACCAGTATAATTATCTAGTCGACTTGTAAATTTTTCGACATTTGTGTTTTGTGTAATATTTCCTCGAATAAAGGGCTGCATATTATTATGCTTAAATTCTTTAGCATTTATTTTTTCTCCACTTAATGATGAAATAAATGTTCCAGAGTTGTCACTCATATCATTGTAATCTTTTACATTACTTAATAAAGACGATGAAAAAGGAGAAGGAACTACCCCTGTTTTATGTGTTCTTTTTGCCTTATCATATCTTTCTATTCCTCTTTTGTGTTCATCTGCCTTAACAGCATTAAAGTAATTTGCTTCATACATATTGGCATTTGGTGCTATATTGTTGTTACTTAAATATGATCCTGTCATTGTTCTCTAATCATTAATGGATAAAAAATAGTATATTAATTAATCGTAATAAAATCAATATTCAAAAAGAATGAAAATAACAAATGATGTTTTCTATGGAACAAGAACTCGAAAACAATGTTTTTTGAGCGACGGATACATCAACAAAATATTCGTAATGTATTTGGTGTAATAGTTTATTAATACTGTTATATAAAATAGAAATGTTATAACAATTCTCAATCAAATTTACATTATTGTTGATTTTAATAATAGTATCTGTCCGTATTTTGTATTTTTTATTATTGATATTATATATCAACGTTTTATTTTTAGTTTGTTTTTTAATTAATATATCTCTAATATCTATTTCAATAAATCCGGCATTGTGTTTAAAAAATAAAAAGAATAAAATCATAAACACTTGATTTAAATGAACAAGATGTTCTTTATCAAAATTATCGTATTTATTTGTAATTAAAACTGCATTAAATTCATTAATATCTTCTAACTGATTTTCATTATTACTATTGCATAGAAAATTGATAATGTCTTCTTCGTATTCAAAATAACATAAGTGATCAATTATATTCAAATGTTTATATTTTTTGGACAAATTATAATCATTTAATAAAATAATATCTTCCCATTTACATATATTTATAATATATTTATCTTCTTCATTTAAAAAATGTAAAATATATTTTTTGTGTTTGAAAAATCTTAAATATTGATTAATCAGTAATTCTTTCCATTTTGAAATCGGTATTAGTATTTCCATTTTGAATATGTTTTTATGTTTAGACTTTAATTCTTTTATTTGATGATATTGATACATATTAGCTGGTTATTAATTATTATTTTATATTTATGTACACATCATATTATAATCAATATATCCATTTGGATTGCCAGGGGCATATAGATCTTGTGCAGAACGACCTTTATTCCACTCGTTGTTATTGATTTCATTGGATTTAGAAACTGGAACGAATGCCGATTGATCACTGGGAATATCAATAATAGGGACATGATTGTCTTTTGCAACCATACGATAGTTTACTGGAATATGATTAAATTGTTCTAATGCAGTGTCCTGAGGATTATATGGTAACCATTCCCATCTATTTATTCCAGTGCCACGTAGTGTAGATGCGGGATTTGATAATCTAGTATCTTCCCGTGGTGCAGAGCATTTTCTAGGATTTTCAAATGAGCGTAAATCACATCCACCTGTTGCACTGTATTTTCCGGGTAAATAAGCATCTGCATTACATTTGCTTGCCTTATAATTAATACCTAATAATTCACTTGAATCATCTATTGCTGTTTTCATTGAGCATGTACCATGTGAATAATTTTGAAATCTTATAGCAGGATCACTTGGTAAATTTTCACATTCTACACAATCATTTCGTGGAGTATTCAATGAATATAATCCTGGTCCTATTGTTCTTTTTAGTTTTTCAGTATAACTACAACTGTCGTAATTCAATCGTGTATCATTTTGTTGATTCATACTTCTAATATTATGATATATATTTTTAAGTCATTAACATTTATCATAGTTCATCTTTGGAGGTAGTGGAATACTTCTATACATAATAGACTGGCATGCGGGTAAATGTAATACAGAAGTGTCTATTGGTTGTGTTTTATCATTTTTAATAATTCCATCTTCTGTTGGAACATATAAATTACCACCACATTTTGAAATATAGCGTGTTTGACCCTTTAACTCGCTTTCTAAATCAACTAAATTTCCTTTGATATGGGAAACTGCTGTTCCGCCAACTAACCCAAGTTGATGTCTGCATTTGTCACGATGTTCCCAATTAATTGGGGATAATATATATCCAAGAGTGCTTACATTATTTTGCAAATTTTGTTTATAAGAACAATTATCATATTTTGTCCTATTGAAACTCATTTTATTATCTAATAAATAAATACAATTTTTTTATATAAGATTTTGATTGCAGCGGCTAAACTTAACTTTATTTACATATGATCGAGTATCTTCTCCGCCTCTAGTCCACATTGGCACAATGTGTTCGTGATCTTGGATATCTTTAATACAATCTAACATAGGCATGAATTTGTTTGTAGTTTCTTCCATTATTAATTTTTTACAATATGGTTTTTTATCATTAATATCTTCAGCACCAATTGTTTCAACCTTCATTGTTCTCGTGTCAGAACCAGATAAATAATCTAATTCTTTGTCAATATCTCTTTCTTTTGCTTTTAATTGAGGACCTCCAGTAAATGTTCTTGTGATTAATTGAACAGGACATCTATCGCGCGTAGAAGTAGATGGATCATTGCGAAGTGATGAATATACATCAATTAAATAATCATCAGACACTCCATATCCAGGTCTTCCTTGAAGATTTACATGATCATATGTAACGTTGGGAAGTGAACCATTGTGTTTATTGACACGATAACTATCATTATTGTATAAAGAATATTTTTCAATATTATTATTGTTATTATCTTTAGCATTCATCCAACAACTATCAGCATTAATATTGGCAGAACTATTGTATATATTTGGCGAATTCATTATATATTTCCTATCTTATTTTAATATATAAAAATAAAAATAAAAAGAATTATAATCTAATATCTCTGTATAAGTTATTATAACATCTTACCCCGTTGTTTTCCTTGCATGTTTCTCCACGATTGTAAAGCCAGTTTGCAAATACAGTTTGCTCATTGGGTATTTTACTAGCAGGTACTGTATAAAATTGCCGTATTCCAGTATTTCTATTATATATATCGTTTGCATTAGTATACATTGATGTTTCATATATATCATTTACTTCATCTTGAATATCATTATTATATATAGGGCACGCGTCATATTCGTCATTATTAATATCATCACCGACAATTGGATTCATAAAAGGATTGTGTTCAGAAGGTTTTCTACATACATTTTTATCAACTATTTTTAATTGTTGATTGTTAAGAAAAGTATCAGTTGTTTTGTATAGATTTTGTTGATATTGATATACCACTACAATCATTAATACAAGTATTATCATTAATAGTATGAAACGCGTGTCTCGTAATAATAATGTAATTATTAGACAAATAAATACTATAAGTCGCGTTATTGCATTCAATTTGTCATCCATATTCATATCATCAGTTGGTATAAGGGCTGGTTTGAATAGCAAATTTATGTCGTTTACCCAAAACATTTATTTCTTATCTAATACATCTATATTTTTTTATTCTTCAGAATAATTATTTTTTTCATTGTTTTGCGAGTTTTCTCTTTCCTTCTCTCTTTCACGAAGTTTTTTTTTGAGTTGCTTTGCTTTTGCTAATTTTTTAAGAGCATTTTCATTTACACCCCGTTTACAACCTTTTGGAACGTTTTGATTTCTTGCCATATTATTGAATAAATCCCCCATTTCTCCCATATTTTCCATTCCACCCATCATGGATGACATCATGCTCATTAATCCAGACATATCAGGTGTTTTGGATTTTTGTCTTGAACTAGGATTATTTCCAAATAATCCGGGCATTGATGACGCAAATTTCATAGCGTCTTGGAACAGGTTTTCTTGATTTAAGTCACCGTCTGATATTTTTTTGGCCATTTTTTGACTAACAGTTGTTATGACATCTGAAAATCCACTATTGGGGTCGCCAATCGCTTTTAATACACTGCCATCATTATCGCTTATTGATTTTTGCAGTTTTTCTACATTAATATCGTTCAATATTTCTTTTGCCATTTTACCAATTGATGTATTTTCAATAAATTTCATATCAACGCCGGATTTTTCTTTGATTTTTTGATTTCTAAGAGTTTGAAGATTCTCCAATACACTGCGTATTTTATCATTTTCTATTGATGAAATCATTTCGCCAGCATCAACAGATTGTAATATTTTAACAATATTTTCACAAACTTCTTCGGTTAATTCTCTTGAAAATATATAAAATACACTTATAAAATGATTACATAGGTATTCATCATCAAAAACATAAATGATATTCTCTAGGGTAATGTTTTTATATATTTGTGTATTTCTATTTTTTACAATCCAATCGTCAAAATTTGCTATAAAATAATCCCAAGATTCCTCTTGTATTTGTTCTTTTAAAAATGTAATATATTCTTCTGAAGATTTGTCAAAAATAGTATAATTATCCTTTATTGTTCTTACAATTTCCTGGCATTTGTCATCATTCTCTTTTTGTTTAGCTTCTTTTTTTAATCTTTTTAAAAAATCTATATAATATTGATTAAAAATGAATGTTGTTTGCATGATAATAATTTTATACTAGTTTTCTTTATATATGTTTTTTAAATTATATCATTTGCGCGTTGACTCATTATTTCTTCAAGTGATGGTAAATTCTTTTTTTTCCTAGAGCCATCATCAGGAACGTTTGCAGTATTATCATTTTGCGGCGGTTGATTATATGTAGTTCCGGATTGATTATTATCTGTAATAAACTCGAAGTTATAGTTTTTATCGTTTATTATATTATCCATGTTATCGTCTAATGATGAAAAAGGTTCTGATGAAATAGATCCAAGTGAAAAGGCAATGGGTTCGTCTGGATCACCTTTAGAAGGATTTTCGCCAATTGGTTTAAATGTTTCATCTTTATTTCCCTTTGAAGAAGCCTGTGATGAAAAAAGAACTCCTCTATTAGGTAAAAGTAAATAGTCAAATACCTGTTTGCCAAATAAATACTCTTTAGTGTTAAGTATCAAAAGTGCAGGCACTGAATGAATCTTTTTATCAATGGGTTTATTTAAGCTTCGCAGCATATCAATTGAAACTAATTTTATCATCCCATTCTTATCATGTCGTTTTATTGTTTCCAATAAAACATTACAATGTTGACAAAATTCGCTATAAAACAAAATCATAGTTCTAAAAAATAATTACTTAATATCTTTATATATTATTGGTATTTATTTACGTGGTTTCTTTTCTCCTGATTTCTTTGCCATTGATTTCTTTGCAGCTGGTTTCTTTGCAGCTGGTTTCTTTGCAGCTGGTTTCTTTGCGACTGGTTTCTTTGCGACTGGTTTCTTTGCGACTGGTTTCTTTAATACTGCTTTTTTCCCTCCTTGTAATATTTCATTTGCACATCTATTAATTGCTGCTCTAATATCTTCTCTATAAAATCCTTCATACTCTTCTTTTGTAATTTGGTTTGGTATAACTAATTTTACTGCACCGCGTTCATCTCGTCTTGTTTTTTCAAACATATCTTCTCTAACATTTTGATTTAGTGAAGGCATGACCGAATTATATTTACTTACTTTTGATAATATTGATTTAGGAGGAACTGCTGAAATTTGTTTATTTTCTTGCATCTTGATAATTTTTTTGGCTATAACAACACTTAAATTTTTTATTTCAAAGTAAAGTTTATTATTTAATTTAATAAATTTTTGTTGATCTCTTTTTTTTTCTTCAACAAATTGTTCAATAACATCTATAATGTTCAAAATTTTTTGAATTATAGATAATGTGTTTGATCCAAACATTCCGCCACTCACAGGAAATTTAAAAAGATTAGTTGCTTGATAATTATTTACCAATAATTTCGCTTTCAATTTATAGTATTCAACCGCATTAACAAAATCATTATTAAAAAATATTTCAAGATCTTGATCCTTTCTTTTATTCCCAATATTTACTACAACATCTTTAAGTAATAGTAATGAATTCAAGAAATCTTCCTCATTTTTATCGTGATCAATATTTAACGACATTATATTTTCCTATATAATGCAAATAAAAATATTGCATTAAATGAAAAAAAATGGTTCATCGCTGCATTTATTTTGACACATTAGTAGTCTTAGGTTTTTTAGTATTTTGTTTTTTACTATTTTGATTTGTAGATTTTTTTACTTTTTTACTTTTACTCTTTCCTCCTGTTAGATTTTTATCAATACAAGCTTTGAATCGTGATATAATTTCATTCTTATCAATAAATGTTTGATTTCCTTTGTTAATAGTTCTTAATGGCAGTTCATCAAGTCTTTTCGCAGGAGATGTAGGTAATTGTGTATTTGCAGAAAATGTCACTCTGGAAGAAGGATTAGTTAAAACCAATGATTTTGTAGGAATTGTTTGTTGGACTGGAATTAAAGTTTTTTCTGGTACGTATAATTTTTTGGCAAGTCTATCTGCAATATTATGAGTGAAACGATTAATTTCCAAATAAAAATTATTATTCAATTGAATAAATTCTTTCTGATTAGTTTTTTTCATGTCGATGAACTTGATGATATATCCAGAATATTTCTGTAGGTTTTTAATTATATTCATTGTAGTTGAACCAAATATTCCTCCTCCAATCGGAGTTCTAAAAAGATTAGTTTCTCCATAACTATGTACTAAATTTGTAACATTCAAAATGTATTTTTCTAGTGCCTTTTTATATTGCATATCAAATAATCTTTGGAGTTTTTCTTTTTCATTTCTTACATTTCCCATCAATAATATTATTTCCATAAGATGTTCTAATGATTTTTTGACGTTTTGCTCATTTTCTGTATTTTTATTATTTGGAGAAGAACGATAATCGTTTTCGCCACGCAAAGACATTAATAATATTCCTATATATTTCTAACATTTTTTTGTTTATTCACCTAAACTATAAATTATTTATTTGATTGAAAAATCCTCACCATATGGATAGTTTTTATATATATTATTGTGATTAATTGCTTGGGTATTGTTCAACATGTTATTCAAAAAATGTTTTCTAACAATATTTTGATTATTGGTATATTCAATATTTCTTTTTAAGTCATCGCTAACAGATTCATGTGATTTCATCAATTTGTTATATAATAACTTTTGAACCTGTAAATCATGAGATGTAATTTCATCTATATTATCTTCAATTGTAATAATATCTCCCCCATACATAAAATCATTTTGTTCAAATTTGCTATAATTTCTATCATTTGTCAATGAAGTTTTCATATAAATATCATTTTCACTTATTTTCCCAATTAAAATACAGTTTATTATATCAACGTTTTCACTTGATATGTCATATACGTACAATATTTTTACATGATCGGCATAGCATTTCCCCTTATTATATATAACAACATCGCTATCTATTAACGATAACTGTTTATGTGTACTGCCTTGAGATTTCTTATTTAATTTACAGTAAATAATAGTACTGTTGATATCTGATTCATCTAATACTTTTTGTAATTTATTTTTATGAGTAATTTGGATTCCATTTGATATTCCTGTTTTCCACTGTTCCCATGACACTCCTTCAAGATATTTGATTGACTTGAATGCACTATCTATATTCAGTAGTTTATTGTATAAATGTTTGTCTACATCTTCATTAAGAGGGTTGCTGAATTTTAAAATATTATTGTCGATGTTGTTTGTAAAAAGTGAATCGCTATAATTTGTAAAATTTTCGATGTAAATAAAATTTAAAAATACTATTACTACAATTACAAATATAATTATGCTTAGTACTCCATAAATTAATCGCATGACTTCTTTACTAAAATAATATATAATAATATATTATAGATTAATAATATAATGAAACGAATGTATACCGTGATAATGTTGTATATATTGATATTGCTTTTGATTTTCATGGCAAAGCCAGCGATGATTTTCAATACAGATGGGAGTTTGAAACATTTTGGTTATAATAATACTAATTCTTCAATGTCGTTATTAAATATTGAAGTTGTACTATTTACAACAGCAATATGCTGTTACTTTTTTGTGATATCTATAGAACTTATGATTGATTAATTACTAATTGTAATAAAGATTTGACATAAGTTATTATTTAATATGAATAGCATTTTTTGCGGTAATACAGATAAATATAATTATATTATCGAATGGATAAATAAACAAATAAGTATAAAAAATTCTAAACTAAATTTCAATAATCTTTTATTTGTGTGTGGAGGGTCTGGAATTGGGAAAACACATTCTATATTAAAGATTTGTGAAGAATTGAATTTATTTGTTTCATATATTACAACTAGCAATTGTAGTTCTTCTGCCGAATTAAAAGATTGTATTATAAAAAATACAACATCGTCGTTAATACAAGTATTGACGAATGATACGAAAAAAAAAATTATTGTCATAGACGAATTCGAATCAATGATCTCCATCGATAGAACAATTAATGCGACACTATTTAATATTTTGGCTGAAAATAAATATAAATTAATACCGATAATATGTATATCTTCGACAGATATAATAAAAAAAATAGGAAATATCAAAAAGAAATGTGAGATTATAGAATTGAATACCCCAACACATGGAGAGATATATAGAGTATTGAAATATATATATAAAGATATACCAGACGATGTTATAAATAATGTGGTAAATAATTCTAACTCTAATTTAAATCAATGTATTAATAATATTTCCCTTGAAAGTTCAGCAACATTGTATGACAGAACAGATCAAGTTATAAATATCAACGACTTATATGGAAAAACATTTAATCAAGAATATATAGTCAAAATTTTATTGATTGATCCTTGGTTATATCCCCTGCGATTTCATGAGAATCTTATCGATGAATTGAATATACGCGATTCAACTGTTAAAAAAAATCATGAACTATATAAGACTTTCATGCATAATATAGTGTTTTTCGATTTATTAATGTATAACAATTTAATACAAGATGCGTGTTATTTATTTACATTAATGACACATTCACTTTATTTAATAAAGCATAAAAACAATAAAAACTCAGAACTTTCGAACTTCACCAAAATTCTAAGTTATCTTTCACTTCAAAAAAAAAATATTAAAAAAAATTATATATCAATGTTTCCAATCTATCAATTAGATAATTATCATGTAAATATGGTTGGGATAAATAATATATTCTTTTAATAGAATAAGTAGATATTATGAGTGATATGAATCTAAACAAAAAAAATGACTCGTATAATTTTATGGATAGTGTTGTAAAATCTATATCAGATACTGCGGCGTCGGTTTCAAATTCATTTCAAAATAGCGCAAAAGATGTATCGAATGTAGTTACTGATACTACAAAAGAAGTAACAGAAACAATAGGTGATAAAGTAGATGAATATATGTCAAATAATACTATATTAATTGGATTTTTTATTGTAGTGTTGTTGTGTTTACTTGTTGCGTATGGGTTATATACTTATATATCATACTCAATATTCAACAAATCAAGAATTGTCATAGAAGAAACAAAAACCCCCGTAATTGCGAATAGAATGAATAAATTCCCAATCACTACATTTAATAAAACCGGAAATGGCAAAAGAAGAACTATTACATTTTGGATATACATATACGATATGAATAAATACAATGGTTCATATAAGCATGTCTTCCATATTGGTGACAATGATGATATCCGTAGAGCATCGCCATATGTTTTCTTAGATAGTCACGAAAATCGCATGTATGTGAGATTTGGTTCGGTGTCAAACGATACATTCCAAGAAAATATTTCATCAGTACAATCAATAAGTGTATCACAATTAAATGATTTTATGATGCAAGGTATTGAAATACCATATATCCCAATACAGCGATGGGTACATATTGCAGTAGTTGTAAATGAAAATGCAAACGGCGGAAGTATCGTTGCTTACGTAGACGGCGATATCTCTAAAACTGTTATGTCAGGCGATATTAGCAACGGAAATCAACTCAAGATAATGAATCTTGATTTAGATAAAATGGGAGATTTATATGTTGGGGGGTCTTTTGAATCACCATCGGGACCAGGATTTTCAGGACTTATTTCCAAAGTAAGTTTATATAACTATGATCTGAATAATAAAGATATATATGAAGATTATAATAGAGGACCATTAAGTGGATTTTTAACACAATATGGATTGGCTAATTACGGGCTACGTTCGCCTATTTATAAAATAGTGTAAATTAAAAAATAAATATAATATAGTAATAGAGTAAAAACAAATGATTTTGTATTATTTGATTCAAGTAATTATGGCAATTATTCTAATATTAGTATTGCTATACATTGCATATGCGGTTTTTAATATGGAAAATACATTTAGTTTACAAAAACTTAATACTGTAAAAAAAGAGGTTGTTGTATTTGATGGAATTGTTGATTTTTCAAGTTCTCAATGGAATTTTAATACATACAATAAAAATTCAACTACATATAAAGAACTCATACCATCGATAAATCAAAACGGTGGTGCAGAATATTCATACAATTTTTGGTTATATGTTGACAAGTCAAGTGTGAATAATATAACTTCTTCAGATGTTGTATTGCTTCTCAGGGGAAATAATGTAAAAATTCCATTTTTAAATGATACGAATTGTGCATTAGTTAAAAATGGATCTTCCGTATTAGTCAAAAATCCTTTAATTAGAATGAAATCAGATGGTTCTGCTATAATTGTGGAATATAATACTATAACTCACCCCGATTCATATAGAGAATATGGTGCAAATGATATCAACTGTTCATCTGGTTCTTGGTATGATAATAATAAAGGATTGTTAGGAATTTATAATTTAAATGATTATGTCTATGATAAAAAATGGTTTATGTTTACATTAGTTCTTCAAGAAATTAGTCCTGATACTGATATATTATTTAAAAACAACACAAATTGTCGCATATATATCAACGGTATAAACGTTTTGGATAGAACAGTTGAATCAAAATATAATGGTACATATGGCTCGTCTGTAATGAAACACAATAGAGCTCCTCTTCATGTAAATCCAGGAGATATTTATCAAAGTGGCGATGCGGTTGGTGGAAATCCTTTCAAAACGCAAGGAGAAAGTAAATCTCCATTACTTATGGCAAACTTGAATTACTATAATTATGCTTTGACAGATAATGAAATCATGGATTTATTTAAACGTGAATTCACTAAAACACAAGCAGTAGTTCCTATTGAAAAAGATAATGATTACAAAGAAGACAAATATGCTATAGCAAATGTATCTGAACAAAATAATAACCTTCCTCTTCCTTTTTAACAATGATTAATTTTTAATTTTATATATATATAAGATATATATATAAAAGTATTTATATAAATATAATGGGCGGTGGATTATTACAACTTATCGCTGTTGGACAAATAGATCAGTATTTATCTATAAATCCTGAATTGAGTTTTTATCAATATGTTTACAAACGCCATACAAATTTTGCAATGGAATCTAGACAATTAACTTTTCAAAAAAACCCAACATTATCACATAATACAATATCAAATATTGTAGAATGTACGATTCCAAGACATGGAGATTTGTTGAAAGAAATATATTTTTGTTTTACTTTACCAGATATATATTCGAGCGATAAATATCAATTTAGATGGGTAAAAAATATTGGAAATAATATTATTAAAAAGGCAAGCATATATATCGATGGTATGTTAATTGATCAAATTACTGGCGAATGGTTAAATATCTGGAATGAAATGACAAATGAGGTTGGACAAGAGAAGTATAGCAAAATGATTGGTAATGTACCTGAATTATATGAACCTAAATCAAGTAAAGATAGAGTGTCAATAAAGAATAATAGGTTTTATTATTTTTATTATCCAGAATCTTCAAAAAGTTCAAATATTCCATCAATTAAGCAACGACAAATAATAGTTCCTTTAAAATTTTGGTTTACAAAAGTACCATCTATGGCGCTACCACTTTTAAGATTACAATACAATGTAGTTAGTATTAAACTAGAACTAGAATCATCTGAAAATCTCTATCAAGTATTTTCTCCTGATTTAGAAATGTTTATAAGCCCCATATATTTTAATGAACTTTATGGTGAAAAAATAAACATCAATACGTTTACTAAAGAATATTTGTTTAATCCATATATTGAAGCAAATTACGTATATTTGGGAGAAGAAGAACGCAATTCATTATTTATGAAGTCTAAAATATCATACTTGGTTGAACAACTCAATATTAATACTGCAAAATCTTTTTCATCTAAGAGTGCTGTTAACAATAATATAGATGTTATAGTAAACACACCAACCAAAGAAATTATTTGGACTACAAGAAGAGATGATTATTACAAATATAATGAATTTATGAATTTTAGTGCAGATATTCCAGAAACAAACAATGGTATTTTAGACAAGGCATATATTACTTTTTATAACAATAATAGAATTGAAGAAAAACCAGCAGAATATTTTAATATCATGCAACCATATCAATATCATTCTCGTGTTCCAAAACAAGGTATATATAGTTATTCATTTGCACTTTATCCAGAAAAAGAGTTTTTATCTGGGTATTATAATGCTGCTTTAGTAAAAACAAATTTATATGTAAGTTTCAAAGATATTTATAATAATGATTTTATAAACACAAAATTATCAAAAGTAAATAAACAACAATATGAATATAATTATCAAGTAAATATATACTGCGTTTGTTATAATATATTTGAAATAATTGGTAATCAAGTAGGTATGAAATTCACTTTATCTGCGTAGAGGCTAGTATTATTTTTCTCCCTTAATAATAAAAATGGATCTAGTTTTATTTATCATGATGATTGTTTTTTCAACAATGATATATTACTTAATAGGAAGTATTCAATCTCTATTGAAAGAAATACGGGAAATAAAGAACAAATGCATTCATACCAATAATTCTGAAAAAGACGATTTTAAAGTAGATACACAAGATCCATCTGAATTGATAAAAGAAAAAGCCATAAATATTTTAACAAACTTAAAAAAAATAGTAGATGAATAATTATATTTACAATAAGTAGTAAATGGCAAAAAAAAGTAATATAGGTAGCCACTGGATGGGTCCAGTTGGCGTGCTTGCTATTTTATTTATAGGCGCTATGATATTTTTATTTGTGTCAAAACCATATCTTGAAGGATTTACGAATAGTGATACTCAAACATCAAATAAAGCAATATTTTACTATTTCTGTATGAAAACATGTGGTCATTGCAATGATTTCAATAGTACGTGGGAAGAGTTAAATGATAAAATGAAAGAAAATAATAAAGTACAATTAATGAAGGTATATGTAAATGAACAAGAGGAATTATCAAAAAAATATAACGTAAAAGGAGTCCCCACACTTATATTACAAGTACCTAACAAAAAATCCATTGAATATACTGGCGACCGTACTGTAAGTGGCATATCTTCGTTTATTCAAGAAAATTTATAAATTATTTTGTTTTGATTCCTAATGCTTTTAGCATTCTATTATAAATACCTTTATTGAAAACCTTAACAGTTCCATTTTCATATTCTGCAATAATAGACTCTTGGATATTTAGCATAGATGCGAATTGTTTTCTTGTCAAACCTTTAGCAGTTCTACCTTGAATTAGATTTTGTTTTTGTTCATTTGAAATTTTATCTAAAATTGGAATGTCGTCTTTATTTAATTCATTATATTTTTTTGTTCCAGCAGCATTTTGTTTTTGAATATGTTGTTGTTTATAATTTTCTTTAGATCTAATAACAACTGGTTCCCAATCTTGGTGTTCATATCCAGACATGCTGATAAATTAATTATATTATGTACATATACATATATAATTTTTATATTCATTTAATAAAATGCAACCACAAATTTCATTGTCAGAATTATATTCAATGAAAAATAAAAAAGATACTATAAAACACAATACATTCAATGTTCTTATTCAAAAATGCCATCATAAAATAAAAAATATTGCCCAAAATGGCGGTATGAATATTTTTTATGAAGTGCCTCACTTTTTATTAGGATACCCTTTATATAATATAAAGGATTGTGTTGAATACATAATTGATGCTTTAAAAAAAAATGGATTTCTGGTGCAAACACTTCCATATCCTAATCATAATACATTATATATCTCATGGAAACCAACAGATGTTCCAAATAGAAAACAATTAACATCATCGTCATTTGAAAATAATCAACAACGTCGTCCAAAACCATCTCCATATAATAACTTTAGTAACAAAAAATTTAATTTTCTTTAATTATTAGATTTAGTGTGAAATGTTATATATATATTATCATTCCTGTTTCTGCAAATATTTGCATAAATATTGTTATTCAAAATAAATTTAGTCCTATAGTTAATGATGTTATTTTCATGCATTTTATCAAATTTATTTTTAAATCTATTCAAATAATCAATAAATTGTTGTGTAGATTTATAAGAAATCACATTATTATCAAAAATTTCTTTGAAAATAGATTTCCAAATATTATGGACACAAATAAGTTCTTGTTTTGAAAATTCGATTGAATAAACTTCTTTTTCTTTTTTAATCTTATTCAAGATATTTGGTAAGATATAATTACGAACAATGTCATCATTTTCTTTAATATGATCTTGTAGTGCAAAATATGAATTTATAATATCTGGATTAATATCTTGTAGAGACTTCAGAACATTATCTCTAATTTTCCCTCTTGTTGACCATTTTGGAGTACTATCAATAAGATATGGAATATGCGTTTTGTGCGCAAATTCAATTATTTCTGCTTTTCTCACATTAAGCACTGGCCTCCAAAATTGAATATTATCAATTGATACCATGTGTTCTGTTCCACTTAAATTATTGTAGTTGTGTTTTGCACTAATATTCGTAATGATATTTTCAAAACAATCATCTTTGTTGTGTCCTAGCAAAACAACATGTTTCATATCTTTATTCATATTAGAAATTTGCCTATATGTGTCAAACCGAATGTCTTTGGTCAATGATTCATAAATATCACGTAGTCCATTCTTATGACAATCGTTTCTGGAAATTTCTGTTACTTTTCTATGAAAACATTTTACGCCCAATACATTGCAAAATTTCTTAACGAATTTGACTTCTTCTGGTGATTCTTTACGATTATTGTAATTTATGAATACTGCTACATAATTATGTTTGGGATAAAAGTATTTCATCAAAAACAAACAAGTACAACTATCAACGCCACCGGACAAGGATACAATAACATTCGTATTGTCAACATCTATATTTTTGAGTTCCTTTACAAACTCTCTTACAATATTATTATTAGTATAGTTTGAAATATCAAAATTCATTTTTTTATTTGGACAAAAATCTAATAGATTATTGAATTGTTCCCATTGCAAATCTTTGTTTTCATCAGTGTCATTATCTTTTGTTTGAGACATAATGCATTTTTCAGTTATTTTGGGATAGATTGATTTAATCGAATGATAGATGAAATTTTTACAGATATTTTTCTGCAATTCAGTTTTAGTTGCATTGATATATTTCATAATCATGAAATTTGCACTGTTTTTGATTTTTTCAACATCTTGCAAATGTCTAAATGGCATTAAAATAAAACACCATTCTTCTATCGTAATATCATTTTGCGACTTTTCATTGTAAATAGATTGTAGATATTTAAGAGAAATATATGATGCTTGTTTACTATATTCATTGCAATCGATTACGTTTGAATATAGACGATCATAGTGTCTTGGAAGTTGATCATAAGCAATAATTGCTCCAATTTGTATTTCTTTATCATTTTCGAGACTATCAATATTCAATTCTTTATGATTTTTAATGTTTTCAAAATAAGTATCACATAGTAACATATCATATTCCTGTTTTTTATCAAACCAATATTTTTTATTTTCAAACCATGTCTTATAAATGTCACGGAAATGCATTGTCATCTTTGATTATTTTTTCTATTTTCATTTCTATAAATATATATTGTTTTTATATATTTTTTGTAAAAAATGAAAGATATATATGTTTTATATGATATTATAGTAACATGAACACTATAAATGTCTATGTTGATGGTGCGTGCACGGATAATGGAAAAAATAACGCAAAGGCAGGATATGGCGTTTATTTTTCAGAGAATGATCCGCGAAATGAAAATGGTATTGTAATTGGAAAGCAAAGCAATAATACTGGAGAATTGACTGCATTTATTCGAGCGTTGGAAATATTGGAGCAATATATAAATAACAATGATTATATAATCCATGTTTATATTGATTCTGATTACGTTATTAAGTGTGCTTCATCATATGGAGAAAAATTAGAACGAAATGACTGGAAAACCTCAAATAATAAAATCCCACCAAATCTAGAATTAGTTAAAAAAGCTCGCAATTTATTCAAGAATCATTTTAATATTAAATTGCACCACATAAAAGCCCATACTAATAAAGAAGATGTCCATTCGATGGGAAATGCTGGCGCAGATAGGTTAGCATGTATGGCAATCGGTGTTGACCCCGACGAACAATCTTCGAATAATACAAAAAAAGAAGAAATTACGGTATTGGATTGGATATCATTTAACAATAAAGACGAAGCAAAACAATATGGTGCAAAATGGGATAACAATAAAAAGCTATGGTATATTACAAATAATATTACAGATGAAAATAAAGAAAAAATCTTTGAACTAAAAGAAAAAAATAACTCTAATGTAAAAAAACAAACAGATAATGAAAAAAAGTATTATATTAAAATTGCATACTCTGATAAAAATAAGGCAAAATCTCTCGGTGCAAGGTGGGATTCCTCTATAAAGTCGTGGTTTTATACAGACGTTATTACAGAAGATAAGAAAAAAGAGTTACTTCAGCTACAAAAAGGGGTATAGAGTTTATCTATACACTGCAAATTCTTCGACAACTGATGCATTATATGCCTCTGGCATTTGTTTTTCACCAGCATTTACAGATTTTGGTGTGGATTTTTTGGGCTTTGGAGCAATTTGAACATTTTTATCATACGATGCATATTCTGTTGATGTATGATCAAATCCAGATATATAATTTGTGAATTTCTCTATCTGTTGTTGGCTATTTTCTCCATTTGAATTTCCAGATCCTTGATTTTGATCACTATTAGTTCCATTTGTATTGTTATTATTATTTTCTTTTTCTTTCTTGGCATTATTCACATTTTCGATAGCGTTTGGTACAGCACTTGCTTTAGTTTCTTTGCATGAAATATTACAGCTTCCAATATTATAAAAACTTGTGTTGTCTGCACTTGTTTTTTCACCTTGTTTTTCACCTTGTTTTTCACCTTGTTTATCTCCTTCTTTATCTCCTTCTTTATCTCCTTCTTTTTCTCCTTCTTTTTCTCCTTCTTTTTCTCCTTCTTTTTCTCCTTCTTTTTCTCCTTCTTTTTCTCCTTCTTCTTTATTTGCAAAACTTTCAATTATTTTTTTTGATTTATCGGTTTGATTATCATCTGTTAGTATGTTTTTAGCAATGATATCAGCATCTTTTTTTGAAACCTGACTTTGCTCACTTGATTTTAATTTATAAATAGCCTTTTTATATGAAAACATTGACATAAAAGTAGCAATAATGAGGAATATGCAATATACTATTATAAGCGATGATGCTACCCAACCATAAGAAGAACAATAAAAGTTTCCATTTTTAGCCACATTTCCACCAGACACAATACATGTGATTTCAAATAACGAAATTGCTATTGGTATTATTGACATTAACGCGACTACAAAAATTATTCCAATGCGATTTGTTAAGGATATGTCAGTGTTTGTAACAAGTATTGATAAACAAATAACAATCAATGCAGCAAATAATGCAAAGAATGCATATCTAGATTGTGCAGTACCTATAAAATAATCAAATATAGATGCCATTTTAATTTAATCTTCTATCTATTTCAATACAAAGAAAAATAAAAAATGATATATGTATAAAACTATTATATCACATAATATTATTTATGGGAATACCTTATTATTTTTACAAACTATCAAAAACTTATGATGATATTTTATCTAAAAATACACCAGATAATGTAAACATATATTGTATTGATTTTAATGGAATTATTCACCCAACTACAAGCAATTATATAAAAAGTTTAAATAATAAAATTGGTCCAGATGAAGATAACATGATACAAACATTATATGACAAAATAGGTTATTATAAAAATTTGTTTAACCCAAGCAAAATTATAGTATGTGTAGATGGTGTTGCTCCATTATCAAAAATAGTTCAGCAAAGAAAGAGGCGTTATTTATCTGTATTTAGAAATAAAATAGACAATACAGAAGTAGTATGGGACACTAATGCAATTACACCAGGGACAAATTTTATGAAGAAATTAAATTCATTTTTCAAAAAACAAATAAGATATTCAACGTCTTCTACTAGAATTATTTTTAGCGGAAGCGATGAGAAAGGAGAAGGAGAACATAAAATTTTCTCATTCTTAAAAAAAGAAAAGAATGGTGAAAATATTATAATTAATGGGCTTGATGCTGATCTTATAATACTTTCATTGATGTCACATCGTCAAAATATCTATCTAATGAGGGAAAATGACACTGAAGATACAATATATATAAATATTAACAAATTGAGAAATGCAATTATTCAAGAAGTAATAATAAAATGGGATATAAACATAGACGAAAATTTCACAACAAATACATATTCCAACGAATGCAATGACATAATAGAATCATATTGTGTAATGTGTTCTTTGTTGGGAAACGATTTTGTTCCACATCTAATGACTCTAAATCTTAAAATGAACGGACTCGAAAGATTGATATCAGCTGTAGGAACTGCTTATAAAACACACGGTCTTATGGTATCTAATTCTCAAATTAATTATTCAGCATTTGCCGAAGTATTGCAAATTATATCAAAGAATGAATGCAGAGAGATTTTTGAAATAACAGAAAAATATATCAAAAACAATATTCATAGCAGTGCGCATAATAACAAAAATAAAAGTGACTTTTATGGTATTAAAAATAAAGATCCCGTTGCTTCAAAAATATATGAAAATATTTCCAATTGGAAACAAACATATTATAAACACTTGTTTTACACAAATATATCAATAAATTCGACAGTAATATCGAATGCTTGTCAAGCATATATTTATGGTATATATTGGACATATGCCTATTACAAAAAACAAGAGAATTTGGACAATACATGGTATTATCCATATAATTATCCACCATCTTTGAAAGATTTATGCAATTATACAATTGGAAATACACCGCCTATTGTACAATCTAATGCAATTGATATTTCTCCAAATATACAATTAATGATAGTGTTGCCACAGGAAAGTCATTATTTGATTGATGATAAATATAGAAAAGTATTGGAAAATAAACATTCAGGACTTTACCATCTTCATCCTAAAGAATTCAAAATAGATACATATTTAAAAACTAATTTATGGGAATGTTGTCCAGTCTTACCAACCATCAATATTCATACAATTTTACATTATATAAAACAATAATGAATATATATATTCAATAGTATTTTTTTAAAATGAAAAAAAACGAAGAAAATGAAAAAAAATATGTAAGACCACAAACATGTCGTAATTGTGGTATAAATGGGCATTTATACAAAGATTGTATCCATCCAATTATGAGTTTTGGAATTATTTGTTATAGAAAACAAGAAGATAAAATCAATTACTTAATGATTCAAAGAAAAGATAGTTTGTCGTTTATGGAATTTATCAGAGGTAAATATAATGTTAACGATAATGGCTATTTAAAACAATTGGTATCATCTATGACAAATAATGAAAAAAATTTATTATTGAATAATAACTTTGATGAAATTTGGAATTACACTTGGTATCAAAATAATAGTACATCTATAAAACATACATCTGAATATTATGAATCAAAAAATAAATTTGATTATCTAAAACACAACGAAATTTTGAGCAACATTATTAATAATATTGTATGTTTAGTTAATCAAGAACAAGAATGGGGTTTCCCAAAGGGTAGAAGAAAACTGAAAGAAACTGATATTAATTGTGCGATTCGTGAATTTTGTGAAGAAACGCGCTTAAAACCAACTGATATAGAAGTACAATTTGATATCAAGCCTTTTGAAGAAATTTTTTTTGGTACAAATAATATTTTGTATAAACACACGTATTATATTGCCAAAATTAAAAACAACGATATTCCTGTATCAGTTGATCAAAACTGTCTAGAACAAATAAGAGAAGTTCGTGCATTAAAATGGTTTGATTTTGAAGAAGTGTTGCATCATATTAATGAACATAATATAGAGAGATTTCAAATAATTACAAAAGTAAACGAAACTTTACTTCTGAAATAACATTGTATAATAATAGATAAATAATACAAATTATGCCGTTTAAACGACCGTTGACAACGCAGGATTGTATTACATGGCAAGAAAATAAAACAAAAAATCCATCAAATCCAAAAAATCCAATTTCTGGGTACAAGGTTGAAAAAGATAAAATAATATATAATGAAATTGAAAAGAAATGCAAAGAAATACTGAATAAAAAACCAATTGAACCCAATTCCCCCAAATCTCCTTCTCCTAAATCTCCTTCTCCTAAATCTCCTTCTCCTAAATCTCCTTCTCCTAAATCTGCTTCTCCTAAATCTGCTTCTCCTAAATCTCCTTCTCCTAAATCTGCTTCTCCTAAAACAAGTGATACCGAAATATCTTTGTTTTATCCAGATTTGGATGATACATACTTTCAAGAAAAGATTCACGAATTATACAATTTGTATTCAATTGAAAATAATAAACATGTTCGTACTAAAAAAGAACTAGAAGCCATATCATCAAAATTATGTGGGAATTTTGAAAAAACGCTGTATCAATATTTTGTAAGCAATTATATATCTAGAAACACACCGTATAATGGCATTTTGTTATATCATGGTGTTGGCGTGGGAAAAACATGTTCTGCCATTACATTAGCAGAAGGGTTTCTACAGATGCATAAAAAGCACGAAGAACCTAAAATATGGGTAATCATACCTGTCTCTTTAAAATCAGGATTCATGGAACAAATATTCAAAATAACAAATTTAAATGATTTTGAATATTTGGCAAATCAATGTACTGGAGATCTTTATATCAAATTATTACAACTCTTGAAAGAATATGGTAAAGAAAAAGCTCAAACAAAAATGAAAAAATTAATTAATTCAAGATATAGATTTTTTACATATGAAACATTTGCAGATTTTATTGAAAAAGAATATGATAATAAAAATAAAATTGTAGAAGACAAAGTTATAATTATAGACGAAGCACATAATATACGTTCTTCATCTTCAACAGAGGAAGAAAAAAGAATTCATCGTGCTCTTGTTAATGTTGCGCAAACTGGAAAGGATAACAAAATAATAATGTTATCTGCTACCCCAATGTACAATGAACCAGAAGATATATTTGATTTGTTGCAAATACTTGCATTAAATGACAAAAGAAATATTTTAGATGATTTAAATTCATTACAATTTTATAACAATAATAAAATAAATAAGAAAACTATAAATATTATTAAAACTCTATCAAATAACTATATATCTTATATTAAAGGTAAAAATCCATTTACTTTCGCAATTAAATTATCTGGGAAAGATTATTTGAATCAAGAACTGAATTTTCTTTCAAAGGAGCCTACAAAAGATATTCAAAACAACCCAATTCCTGAAAGTAATAATTGGTTGTCACAAATTGATGACGGAATAGTAATATCTAATCTAAGTAAATCTCAAAATGATTATTTATCAAATAGTGATTTATCAAATCCATTTAATACATTACCAATAATGAATATAGTATATGACACTGATATTGGGAAAAAGGGGTTTTATACATTTTTTTCAGAACTAGAAAGAACAGAAACGTCGAATGTATTTACAGTAAGATACAATAAAAAATACGCCGATGGATTATATCCTGATAAGAATAATCTTGGAATGTATTCTGGAAAATTTTTGAACATTTGTAATATAATAAAAAAGACAAAGGGTATTGTTGTTATATATTCAAATTATATATGGAATGGCATTCTTCCAATGGCCATATGTCTTGAACACATGGGATTCAGCAGAGAAGGGTCTAGCAATATCTTGAAAAATCCAAATATTATTAAAAATCCACCTAAATACCATAACATAAAAACACCAAAATATTGTATTTTGACAAGTGATAATAGTGATATTATGGGATCTACATCTATAGATAGTCTCATCAAAGTTATTAATAGCGAAGACAATGTTAATGGAGAAAAAATAAAGGTAATTTTAATGACACCTGTGGCAAGTGAAGGTCTTAGTTTTTATAATGTAAGGGAAATGCATATAATAGAACCATGGTATCATTTTAACAAATTGATGCAAGTAATTGGTAGAGGAATAAGAAATTGTCGTCATCAAACATTACCAATAGAAGAAAGAAATGTTACTGTATTTATGCATGCTAGCTATGATAACAATGACAAGGAAACGCCTGATATTCATGCTTATAGAATAGCAGCAAATAAATACATACAATCAAAATATATAGAAAATGTTATCATGAATAATGCCATAGATTGCTCTTTAATGAAAAATATAAATTACTTTCCAAAAAGTATTTTTGAATTGGGAGATATTGATATAAATACATCACAAGGAAAGACTATTAAATATAAATATGGTGATGTAGAGGAAAAAGAACCATCTTGTAATTATACTACGAATTCAAAAACTTTACAACTATTCAGAAAAGATAAGCATGCACATTTTATAACATATATTTCTAAAAAAATTAAAGATGTAATCATTAACAAAATTGATAGTAATATATATCATGTAAATATTAATGAAATTTTAGATGAAATCAATTTTGAAAATAATTTGATATATCAATCAATCGATTCTATGATTTATCCTAATAAGTCAATAGATGGTTATATGTTATTTTATCATAATAATGGGATACATATAATGAAGGACGACGTCAAGTACTATAAAAAAATAAAAATATTTGACACAAAAAATAAGGAAAATAATAAAACTGTTTCTAAGAAAAAATATAATTTAATGAAAATTGTAAATAGTGAAAAGGGGATACTTCAATCAATATTTGATTTGTATTTATTTTTGACTCCTAATATATTTGAGGAAATCGTTAAGAGTATCATTGAAAATAAACATAATACTGATGAAATAAATGATTTTACAATAGACTGTTTATATCATTCTGGAATATTGATCAAAAGTTCAGAACTGTCGAATGTTAAATCATCAACATCTTCAAAATACATTGGATATATTGATATCTTTAACATTGAAGATCTTTCTGGGTATATTTTCCAAAATAATATTTATAGAAATTTGGTAGAATATGAGAAGAAAACTATAATGGAAAATAGAAAATATTTTATCAAATTTCCAGAAAATATGCAAAATGAAAAACAAGCATGGGGTATAATAATACCCACAAAGAAAAAGAATGAAACTATTACTAATGTATTTAAAATATTGTCAGTGGGTCCAGGTGAGAAAACAGGGATGAGTTGTTCATCATATAGCATTGCTCAACAAAAACAATTATTAGATGAATTCAAAAATAATAAACATTCCAACAATAAAAATGAAAACTGTGCACAGATTGCTTTAGAATTAATGCAAAATAACAGAATGACATATTATCCTCTATATAAACCTAGAGCATAAATAATAAGATTATAATGGAATTTGTTTCTTGTATATTTTTTCTTTATCAAACATAGTTTCTTTATTTAGATATATGAATGATACATCGTAGAAGAAAGATATAAATAATACAAGTGATTTATTCCATTTATTTTCTGTAAGTCCTTTCATTACTTCTGATGTTTTTTTTACACCAAAAAACTTTTGAAAGTTTTTTGAAGAAATAAATTCTATAAGTTTTTCTTTAACATAATGTTCATTTGTTTTAATATTAGAAGATAATTCAATAATAAGATCAAGTGGACAAGTTTTTTTGCTTTTTTTGGATTCTTTTACTTCTTTTACTTCTTTCACCTCTTTTGCTTCTTTTACTTCTTTTACTTCTTTTACTTCTTTTACTTCTTTCACCTCTTTTGCTTCTTTTACAAATGTTTTATATAATTGATCATGAATATTTGTCTTTAAACTATTATTGATGTCTTGTTTTTTTGTTTCTACACAATGTTTGTGATCTTCTGGAATATATTGGGTGTATCGATTGAACAGTTGGTCGTTTGATTCATACTTCCACGTGATATCATCATTTGTTTTAATAGGAAGTAATTTGAGTAGCTCCATAAAGTAACACTTTTAACAGATTATGTCATTTTTTTTCAATTATATATATATTTTTCAGGTGTTAATGTATTGTTAATATAGATGTATGTATTGTTTTTTTTTTGGAATTTTTTTTTTAATAAATAAAATTTCATACTGGAAGATATTTTAGGTAGTTTAGTTATGTTTGTCACATTTGATGTTTGACTCTTAGTATCAATTATGACGTTGTCTTTGTCTGTTTTTTCTTTGTTGATTATGGTGTCCTCTATAACTGATTTCATTTCTTCATATTTTTTGATTTCATTTTGTGATCGCAAACAAAAAAGAATATAGTTATGTATTTTATCTAATATCTCGTCATCAATCCAATTAAGATTTATAAAGATTCCGTTATTGTTTTGAGTATAGTCTCCATTTCCAGAATGAATTATTTTAAATATCTCATCGATTTCAGTTTGACACAATTTATCTATATTCGTTTGTATATATTTGCAAATATTAATTCGTTCATTGTTCATTCAATAATACTTAAACATAAAATATATTTATATGTATTTTTAATCTTTGTCGTCGTCATTTAATGCATTTGATATATCATCATCGTTGAATAAGTCGTCTTCGTCTTCTATAAAATCAAGATCATTTTCATCTTCGATATCGTTATCTTCTTCATCATCTAGTTCATCGACATCATTATCATCCTTATTCTTTTTATTACCTATTTCATCATTATCTATCAATTCGTCATCAATATCTTCGTCTTCGTCGTCAATATCATTTGATCTAATTGATTTAATGTCGTCAATATCGAACCCAATGTTGAATTGATCTTCTGTATTCTTTTCATCATCTTCGTCTACATTTTCCTCTACAATGTTTTCAATATTTTCTTCGCGATCTTTGATAACTTTTCCAATAATAGAAATATGTTTATCATAAAGTAGAAATTTCTTGCCACAAACTTCTATTTTCACTTCATCGCCTATATTAATAGTTTCTATGTTTATTTCTGATTGAATACCTGCAGAAATTTTTGGAACAATGATATGTAATATGGGAATATTATTATAAAATCCTTCAGCCAAAAGTCCAAGAGAATTTTTGGCTTTAACTCTACACTTAATGATACATCCCTGCGCAGGATTACATATTTCAGCAACACATTGTACTTCATATTCGATATTTCCATTGAAATGCGAAACAACGAGTTTTCCCATCGTTCTTTTTAGTATTGAAATACTATTTTGTTTAATATATCCATGTTTTGAACATGTATTTTCAAGGGTGTTTTTTAATTTTGAAAGCAATATATCATCTATATTTTTTCCAATTTCATTGGATTTTAATTGAACCTTGGTATTGAATTTTATCGGGACAAATAAATCACTGTTCATATGATGTGATATTGTATACTATTATTAAGTCATTTTTTTAATTTAGTATAATAAAAAAATGATGGATCAATACTTAAATATTATATACTAATAGAAATATAATGGAACTAGATAAAGATTTACCTTTCTTGAAATTTATAGATCTTTACTTAAATGGAGATTATAAAGAATTGGAAATATCTTTTTCTGGGAAAGATTTGACTTTTACTGAAGCAGAATTTAATAACTTTATTAATACATTTAGAAATTTAAAATATAAAGAAACAATTGAAAAAGAAAAGGTTAAATCTTATACATTAAATGAAATGGTTATTGTAAACGGCTTATCAAATATTGTGAAATATTGTTCTTCATCTGACTCATTTGATGACAAATATTGCAAATTTTACAAATACTCATCATTAGATTTTGATGGAATATGTGACATATTCGATGTAGATTTTAATTTAACATTAAAAAATTATAATGATGTATTTGAATTTCAAGCAGAAAATTGGGAGAATGTTCGGAAAAAATATTGTTTTCAAAAAGATTTCATTTACAGTAAAAACAATATAGATTATATTGCATCTCTATTTAAAACAACAGAAAGCAACGAAGAGTTCTACTCTTTGAAACAATCAAATGTATTGAAAGCACCTCAACAATATTCCTTTAAAATTATTATCAAAGAAAAAATGGAAAAAAGTGCAATTATGCAAGCGATTATTCGTGCTATTCAATCAATTACTATGGCTGATAGTTTATTGACCAAAACAGAACAAAAGTCAATTTTAGATCAATATTATAATATGATTAAAAATGACGTTGAGATTAATTCCTATAATAAAAGGCATCAAGTTGTACCATTAATAACACCAAAACCTGTTACTTTAGAAAGAGTCAATCTAGTTGATCCTCGAGAATATGGGTCTGTTAGTATTTTAGAAGGATATACAGTTACTGAAAAGGCAGACGGTGAGAGAATTCTTATGTATGTAAATAATGCTGGAAATGTTTACTTTATCAATAACACTTATAAAATTCAAGATACTGGTCTTCGTGTTTCATCTAAATTAGGTCACAACTCATTGATTGATGGAGAATTTGTTCATTGTAACAAACGTCTCGACAATAGTAATAACAGTTTATTTGCAGCATTCGATATGTATTACATTAACAATAAGAATATTACAAGTCTGCCATTAATAGATGATAAGGAATCAAGATATATGCATTTACAAAACTTTGCAAAAATGATTAAACCGTTATCTAATACATCTGTTGAGTTTTTAGTAAAAGAACATCAACATTCTGATAATATTTTAGAAAATTGTAAGAATATTTTAAATGGAACAAATAAATATCCATACGAAATTGATGGGTTGATATTTACTCCTTCTAAATTAGCATTATATTCATATTATTCGAATCAACCTGTTAAACTGACAGATAATGTAAAATGGGATAGGGTGTTTAAATGGAAACCAAATGAACAAAATACCATTGATTTCTTGATCAAAAATAACAGAGTAATTAGAAAGAATGGAATAAAATATAATGAAATACAATTGTTTGTTGGGTATAACTCATCACAATGGGAAGATATAGATATCATAACTGGTTTAAAATTAAGATATGATAGTGTATTTTCAAAACAAAAAAATATATGCAGAGATACATACGAAGCTGTATTATTCAAACCAAGAATATTTTATGAGAAAGGTATTGAATGTGCATTGGTAAAACAAAACTCATCTGGAGAAATTAGAGCAGAAAATGGCGATAAACTAGAAAATAATAGCATAGTAGAATTCAGGTATATAAATGATACAACCATACCAGTAAGCGAAAGATGGGTACCTATTCGTGTCAGAGAAGACAAAACCAGAATTTATCAAAAAGGCGTTCTTAGTAAAACAGCAAACGATCTTGGTGTAGCATTAAATATCTGGAGATCCATTCATAATCCAGTTACAACAGCTATGATTACTAACAATGAATCTTTGACCAAAAAAGATACAGACGATGAAAAATTATTAGAGAGTGATGATATCTATTATTCGCGCAATATTCCTAGAGATTATTTGTTATCAGTACATATGTTGAATTTTCACAATCAAGGAATAAAAAATAAACTATATGATATGGCTGAAAACAAAGGGTCTTTACTAGAATTGGGTTGTGGGGAAGGCGGAGATATGAATCGTTGGTTAGATTCTGGTTATAAATTTGTTCTTGGAATTGATTATGTCAAACACAACATATATAATCCAAAGAGTGGAGCATATTCCAGAATGTTGAAGAAAAGAATGCAACACATTAAAAAGCATAAACTAGATGATAATAAAATTTATTTCCCAGATTTCGTATTTGCGGCAGGAGATTGTTCAGCATCCATAAGAAATGGAACTGCATCCTCTATAATCGAAGACGAAGATAGTAAAAAACTATTACAAAAAATATTTTCAAAAAGCAATGCAGGGGAAGAGAAACATTTTCGATACATTGCAGGAAAAGGAGTACATGGTTTTGATGCTATATCTTGTATGTTTGCAATTCATTATTTCTTCGAATCTGAAGAAAAATTAGATGGATTTTTACTCAATGTTTCACAAAATTTGAAAAAAGACGGGATATTCTTTTGCACCTTTATGAATGGAGATAAGGTAGAAAATGAAATTAAGAAAAATGGTGGAGATATGATAGAAGGTATTAAAAATAAACAAAATCAAAATGGAATGCCAGTTTGGGCAATAATTAGAAGATTTGAAAAAAACAATGATAACCATTATGGTAAAAAAATAGACGTATATATAGAAAACACGCAAAAGTTTATTCCAGAATACATTGTATCATTTGATAAACTTATAGAAAAAGCATTACAATATGATTTAAAACTATCAAAAACAGAAATGTTTGAACAAACCTTCAACAATATTAAAAACGAAATACCATCAAATACCACAAATTTGACTAAATTTCAAGAAAGCATTTTCAATTTAGATAAGGATGATGTTCAAAAACAATTTAGTTTCTTAAATCAATGGGCAGTATTTAAAAAAATATAAATTTATATTTCAATATAAATATAAAAAAGTAAAAAATATTTTTTTTGTATAAATTATTTCATATGTAGGAATATAGGAATATTTTTAAAGCAAACTATTAAGGATTGAAAAGCACATAGATGCTCTCTCTGAGATATTATACCCAGTATTTGTTGCAAACAACGTGATGAGAAGTTTGATATTTTTGATATTATTGCAGTGGCAGATGTAGTAATATACGTCTTTTGGTTTCAAAATGCTTTCAGAATTTTCATACTGTTGTCTGTATCTAAGTTGAGCAAGGTGAAAACGAATAACTGGTGGAAACTGATTATCAAGTTCTTTGTTCATTCTATAACGTTTTGTTTTTGGATTGTAAACAGTAGTTGCAATGTATAGATTATACAATACATCCTTAATTGTCGAGATCATTGTGTGGATAAGGTAAGTTGGATCAATATTTCGCCCTTTGTCATCAATTGGGAGTTGAATGATTGGATTGTAGTTTGAAATATAATCATTAATCTGGAAATCTTTTCTATTTTTCATGTACACCGTAAGAAGATTATGCCAAACATTTGGATTACAAGGATTGGTATCTTCTTTAAATTCGATGTTTGGAGGTGAAATTTTATAAAGTTTTGTTTCGAATTCGTTTTGCTTTTTAACAATAAAGCCATAACTCATTTTGTGAGAGATATGGTAAATAGCATCTTCTACTTTTTCAAAATATTGAGGATATTTTACGCCAATAGTTGCAAGTGGCTTGTTGCTAATATCAATCTCAACCAATTGTTCGCGACTTTTTGAATTTACATGATATAGAATTTTATACCCGATACCAAATACATTTGTGTAATCGATGATATGAATATTATCACAGTGTACAAGGACAAATTCGTAAGCAATTGCAGGATCGAGATGAGAAACAAACATATCTCTAAGCTGTTTTGAGATATCGGCATTATATTCGACAATGTCTTGTTTAAATTGATTTCTAAAATACGATAGAAGGACTTCGTCAAACATCATTCCGTGATTTTTATTTGGATTTGCGAACTTAGAACTATTAATATCAGGACAACTAGATGTTCCAAAATACCATTCGCCGTCATAATTATATACTGTAATCATTGTCCCATCATATGCTTCTTGGTATTTGTCCTTTTCGTGGAAAATATCATTATATTGATTGACATTGATACGAATTGGAATATTGTTTGCATATGATACAACGATGTTATTATTTTTTTGAGAGAAGTCAATTACTACACTTCTACACTGCTCATAAATTTCTTTAAATCTTCCAACATCCTCGCGCTTATACGTATTATGCAATAGTGCTAAGTTGTCATTATTTTTGAATTTTTTAACCTGCATGCTTGGCCAGAAATGATTTTTTTTCATTACTTTGACGAGACAATTATATGGCGTATCCGTCTTATTATTGTTGTATTCATTTACTGTTTCATTCATAAGCTCATAAATATTTGTAGGCGCATCAGTTTTATCCATTGTGATCTATGTAATTGATGAGTTTCCTTTGAACTATAACTATATATTTGATCATATACTTATATCATTTTTTTACAAATGGTCAATTAAATATGTAAAAATTTATTTTTTCAACTGCATTTTTTTATATAAATATTAAAAATATCATATATATAGTATAATGTTTGATTTAGAATTTGCAAAAAACAAAAAAAGAAAATTAAATAATGTTTCTCAGGGAAATGATGTATCTTTTGTCAAAGATGGTATGACAACTGATGATATAAGAAATACTGTTCGCAATATTCGTGCATATATAGAAAAAAATGGCAACACATCATTAAGCGATAGGATAGAAAAACTTAAACAAGATAATAAGTTTTTTTACGAAAGATATCCTATGCTTTTTGATATGTGTACAAGACCTACTTTTGATTTTAATAGTCTCAATTATTTTCTTCAAAAACGCGAAGAAATAATAAATAATAAAAATTCCAACGAAGAAGTTTCTAAGCAAATTGGTAAAGAATGGTTTGATAAATATATTGATGTTTCCAAACTACAAAAGAAAACAGACCCGTAGATTTTTTAACTATCACAAATTACAATTTTAATAACATCTAAGTTTAATGGTGCATAAAATGCGATAGTAATAATCACGGTATTCTTTTTCAATATAATTCAAATTAGTAAGATTATTAGAACTCATTGTAACATCATAAATACCAATTGGGTTTATATCATAACATAAAAGTTTATGACAAGTATTATCTCTTTTATGGATTTTTTGCCCACATACATAATATATATTGTTGTCTTTGATAATTTTTGAAACAGTTTTGCTGTAGTCATAGATATGTTTAATATTTATTGGTATGTTGTTAAAATCAAATATTGTTGTAACATCGTTTTGAAAATCAGTTCTTTTTATAATTTTCAACAACTTATTACTCGGGTTATTCGCATTTTCGTACTCTATGAATATAACTAATACATATCTATAATATTCTATTGCAGTTATGTTATTTATTTTACACCCTTGAAGATTTAAAATGAGACAAATATTTATAAAAAAATATAAATAATTGTTTCATATACTACAAGGTTCGCTTATTTCAAAGCATGTAAATTATGGTTATGGTACATCGTGTAATGTACCTGATTTGTTGCTTCTACTTAAATACAACGGTCTTTCTATATTATTTACATGATTGTATGCTATCTTATAAATATTTTTTGCACCATTTGTATCTCTATTCCACAATCCACAACCGCTTTTACAGCGTAATAGACCATGTACAAGAGCATAATTACTTTTCCAAGGTTTAGGATTTTTTCTTAACATAAACTTATCACAATCTCCACCATTACAATTACAACATTTACAACTTGTTCTAAATTCATCTACTAAATAGGTTTCATATCCTGATTTTCTAAATAATGTTCGCATTCCCTTACCTTTTATAGGTTCTTTATATTTCATATGCTTTCGTTGTTCAAAATCACCAAAGCATACAACAACATTATTTTTATCACCAAAAACCTTTTGAAATTTATTCATTAGTTTTTGTTCGTTTTTTAATCTATTCATATAACCATTTAATTTTAGTTTTCTAAATATATATTTATTATAAAATGTAAATAATTTGTTATTGATTTCATTTTTCTTTTTGATATATTCTTTATATTTTACTATATCTAATGATTTTTTATTAAATTGTGATAATTCAGTTTCGTATTCTATTACTGTTTTACCATCTATTTTTTCTTTCTTAAACTCCAAAATAAGATTATTGTATTTTTTACTTTTTGTTTCTTTTCTTCTACTGTCCTGACTATATCTAAAAGTTGTAGCTTCTTTATTATAACCATTAACACAATATAAAATATCACATTTACCAGGGTCAATTGCTACTATTTTCTTATTTTGTAATTTAGTATAATCCTCTAATTCATCTATATATTTTTCGTCATTTTTAATTTTATTATTAGGTATTCTTTTACCAATTAAATCATTTCTAATAAAAACGATACTACAACTTACACCATCAGTTTCTATCATATGATGAAAAGTATAATCATTTTTCTTAAAACTTCTTCTTTCAGTTCTAAAAAAGAACTCCCATATTTTATTTTCATTCTTTTTTAGGTTTCCTTTTGTTAAATAATCTGTTTTATTGCCTTGCTCTTTTCTCATCAAAAGATGTACTAATGTTGTAGTATCAATTCTAATATGTTTAGGTACAATTTCGCTTCTTAATGGAAAAACATTATTAATACTTACACCATCTTGTTCTATATATTTCATCATATAAATCATACAAGGTAAATAATCTTGTGGTTTGCATTGAATATCATAATGAATATTGTTCTTATTAAAAACTTCTTTATTAGGAATAATAGATTTTTTAATATCATTAATCCATTTATGATATGCTTTGTCTGATTTATATTCATTTGTTTCAACATTAAGAATATCATTTTTAATTCTTCTCAATTGATTACATAATTTATTAATTTTACTATCTATTACTTTTTT